AGGCGCTGAAATGCCTTCTAACTCAGACCTTATCAAATGGGCAGAGCAAGGAAGATTACACACAAAGTATACAGATGTTACTTCAGCGGCAGCTGCAGGAGCAGGAGTTGCTACTTTAACAATTGGAGATGCTTTAGTTCCAGGGACTGGATCAATTGCAATCAGAGTTGGTCAAACAATTATGGTTTCTGATAAGACAGCAAATTCAACTCTTAGCAACAAAGCTATTGTTACTGCAGTTGATACTGCAAACTCAACAATTGATGTAGCTTACTATGAACTTGCAGGGCAAGGTGTTGCTGCAGGAGTAGTATGTTCTATATTTATTTATGGTTCAGAATTCCAAAAAGGTTCTGTAGGAATGGCAGGTCAATTAGAAGCTGATGACAGTATTTTCTCTAACTCACCAATTATCATTAAAGATCACTACGCAGTAAGCGGTTCTGACATGGCGCAAATTGGATGGATTGAGGTTACTACTGAAAACGGAGCAACTGGTTTCTTATGGTATTTAAAATCAGAGCATGAAACTCGTTTACGTTTTGAAGATTACTTAGAAACAGCAATGGTTGAAGCAGTACCAGCAGAAGGTGGTTCAGGAGCAGCAGCAATTGTTGAAGGAATTGCATCAGGCGTAGGTAACAAAGGATCAGAAGGTCTTTTCTATGTTGTTGAAGAGCGAGGAAATGTATGGAGTGGTGGTAACCCAACAACTCTTGGAGATTTTGACGCTATCATTCAAAGATTAGACAAGCAAGGTTCTATTGAAGAGAATGTTCTTTTTGTGAATCGTGAATTTGGATTTGACATTGACGACATGTTAGCCGCTCAAAATGCAGGATATGCAGGTGGTACTTCATTTGGTCTTTTTGACAATGACGAAGAAATGGCTTTAAACTTAGGATTTTCAGGATTCCGTAGAGGATATGATTTCTACAAAACAGACTGGAAATACTTAAACGATCCAACAATGCGTGGTGATATTGTAGGTGGTGCTGTAAATGGAATATTAGTTCCTGCAGGTTCAACTACAGTTTATGATCAAGTATTAGGAAAGAATGCTAAGCGTCCTTTCTTACACGTTCGTTACAGAGCTTCAGAAACTGAAGACAGACGTTACAAAACTTGGATTACAGGTTCAGCAGGTGGAGCTTCTACTTCTAGCTTAGATGCTATGGAAGTAAACTTCTTATCTGAAAGAGCTTTATGTACTTTAGGTGCTAACAACTTCTTTATCTTTAAATAAGATATAGAAAATAACAATAAAAGGGGTGATTAACCTCATCCCTTTTTTTTATTAAAATCAAATTGTAATCAAATGAAAAAAAACAAAGAAGCTTTTGTTGACAAAAGCTACAAACTTACCAGAGACAAAGCTCCATTGAGCTACACAATTCCATCAAGAAATACTAAAAGAAGTAGTTTACTTTATTTTGACGAAGAAACTGGACAAAACAGATCTATGCGATATGCTAAGAATCAAAAAACTATTTTTGAAGATGAGCAAGATGGAAATGTTCTTTTAGAACCAATTATTTTTGAAGATGGATTTTTAAGAGTTCCAAAACAAAACCAGATTTTACAAATATTTCTAGCACATCATCCTGCAAATGGAAATGAGTTTATTGAAGTTGATAAAGAAAAAGATGCTAGTATAGATGTAGATAGCATGGATTTAGCTTTAGACGCAATGATTGCTGCTAAGGAATTAGATATTGAGATGTTAGAAACGATAGCTAGAGTTGTAATGGGAGTAAAAGTAGATAGAATGACATCTGCAGAGTTAAAGCGTGATGTTAGATTATTTGCAAGTAGATATCCTGAAGATTTCTTAGAGTCTATTAACGATCCTTTATTATCTCTTCAAAACAAATGTTCTAAATTTTTTAGTGAAGGTTTGTTGTTGTTGAAAAACAAAAAAGACGTTTATTATAACTTAAAAGGAAACAAAAAGAAATTACTTACAGTTCCTTACGGTGAAGACCCTTTATTTATTTTAGCATCATTCCTTCAAAGTGATGAAGGATTGGAAGTTCTAAGAATATTAGAAGATAAAATAGATTAAAGACACACCTAAAAAGGTGTTAAACAACAAGAGGCTTTCGGAAATGAGGCCTCTTTTTTTTTTGTATCTTTGTTCAAAGAAAAATAAAGAATGGCATCATTAATAAATACAGTCAGAGCAACTGTTCTTTCTATTGTAAATAAGAATAATTTTGGATATATTACTCCAAATGATTTTAACCTGTACGCAAAACAAGCGCAATTAGATTTATTTGAAGATTATTTCTATCAATATAATTCTTGGATAGTAAAACAGAATAAAAGAATTTCTGGTAGCGAATATGCTGATATAGTAAAAGGTTTAATTGAAGTAATAGATAGTTTTTCTTCTACTAAAGGATTAATTAATACAGGTATAAATTTATTTGACTTGCCTAGTGATTACTATTTAATAGATAAAATAAACTATTATCCAAATATTACAGCAACAGGTACTTTAACTGTTGGTTCGACAGGAAACACCTTGATAGATTCGGCTGCAAATTTTGTGACTGGAGGTCAGGTAGCTGCAGGTCAATTAATAGTAAACACTACAGGAGGAGAATTGTATTCTGGAGGTAGTGCTTTTGTAGTAAGTGTGGATAGTGAGACTCAATTAACAATATCAACTAACAATTTTTTTACAGGAAGCTATTTAGGTTCTTCTTATTCTATTTCAAGTACAAAAGGAATAAAAGAAATAGAGAGAGTTTCTCAAAATAAAATATTTTACTTAAACTCTTCGCATCTTACATCTCCAAGTTTAATATATCCAGCATATGTTTTAGGTGGTGCAAACAATATAAATACAGGAAATACGATTACAGTATATCCTGAATCAATAAACAACACAGGCACAGTTGTTTCTCAATATATAAGATACCCCAATGATCCTAACTGGACTTATGCTCAATTCCCTGGAGGTGAGCCTTCATTTGATGAAACAGCTGCGGATTACCAAGATTTTGAGCTACCTGCTTCAGATGAAACAAACTTGATAAACAAAATACTTCAATATGCAGGGGTTTCAGTTAGAGAGATGGATGTCGCTAAGTTTGGAAAAGTAGAGGAGCAAGAAGCAAATAACCAAGAAGGACAATAATTATGGCATATATAAACGATTACACTTACTACGAAAATACAGGAAACCCAAATACAGAAGATGAAAATTGGGGTTCATATCAATATATACCATTAGAAGACATTGTAAACAACTTCATGTTAATGTATGTTGGTAATGATAAGCTTATAAATAATGTTGAAAGATATAATATACTTTTTCACGCAAAAAGGGCTATACAAGAATTAAATTACGATTCTTTAAAAGAAATAAAAATACTTGAATTACAAGTATGTGACACATTGAGATTTGTGTTGCCTTCTGATTATGTAAATTGGGTTAGAATATCTTTGTACAAAAATGGTACACTAATGCCTCTTAGTGAAAATATTCAAACAAATTGGAGTGATGCTTATTTGCAAGACAATAATTGTAGAATATTATTTGACCATGATGGAAATATACTTAAGCCCTCTACTTCTACAATAGATTTACAAAGAATTACAGGTGGTAAAAAATCAATATATCTAAATAAGCAAAGTCCTTATAACGGACAAGAAGGTTATTTTCATAATGGTATATGGTATTTTGAATATCCAATAGGTGGAAGATATGGACTTAATACAGAGACCGCCAATCAAAACCCTACGTTTAGTATAAATAAATCAGGAGGGGTTATTAATTTTAGTTCAGACATGGCAGATGAGCTTTGTATTTTGGAATATGTTTCAGATGGAATGGAAAAAGGAGATGATTCTTTAATTAGTGTAAATAAACTATTTGAAGAATTTGTTTATGCGTATATGAAATACACTATATTAAACAATAAGATTGGAGTTCAAGAATACATAGTAACTAGACTTAAAAAAGAAAAATCAGCTCTTTTAAGAAACGCAAAGTTAAGATTAAGCAATATACACCCTAGTAGATTATTAATGAACTTAAGGGGTCAAAATAAATGGATAAAATAATATGCCTAATATTTCAAAAAATTTCATAAAAGGAAGAATGAATAAAAGTGTTGATGAGCGCCTTGTACCTCAAGGTGAATACATCGATGCTTTAAATGTTAGATTGGGTTCTACAGAAGGGACTGAAATAGGGGCTGTTGAAAATTCAAAAGGTAACAATTTAATTGCTCAACTTAATTTTAATGGACAGCCATTAAGTTCTAGTGCTAAATGTATTGGAGCTTATGAAGATGGAGCAAATGAAACAATATATTGGTTTGTTAATGATGAATCTAACACTGCTTCTTCAACAGGTAAAGTAGATTTAATTACATCATACAACACAAGAACATTTGTTTTAGATTACCATGTAGTTTCTACTTCAATTTTAAATTTTGACAAAGACTTTTTGGTTAATGGAATAAACCTAATAGGTGAATTTTTATTTTTTACAGACAACTTAAATGCTCCTAGAAAGATAAATGTTAAAAGAACTTATCTAAATCCAGATCCTGGTACAACAATTGACCAAATAACAGAGCAAGATATTGGGGTTATTGTTGCTCCACCATTAAATGCGCCTGAAATAGAACAATTTCAAGTAGGTGGAGGAGAAAACTTTATGGAAGAAATACTAATTAGTTTTGCCTATAGATGGCAATATGAAGATGGTGAGTATTCAGCGTTATCTCCATTTAGTGAATACGCCTTTACACCTGGTCCTTTTCGATTTGATTATGGTAACTATAATCAAGAAGGAATGAGAAATGTATTTAATTCAGTAAAAGTAACTTTTGAAACTGGAGGTAGAAACATAAAAGATTTAGATGTTTTATTTAAATTTAGCACTAGTCAAAGTATAAATGTTGTTGAAAGATTTAACAAAGAAAATGAAGGTTGGTTAGATAATATAAACCAAACAATAACTTTTACAAATCAAAAAATATTTACAACACTACCTGAGGCTCAATTGTTAAGGTTATTTGATAATGTTCCTAGAGTTGCTCAAGCACAAACTATTATGGGAAATAGATTGATGTATGGTAATTATATTGATGGTTATGACATAGTTGATAAAGATGGAGCTTCTATTTACCTTGATTATGATTTAGAGCTTATATCTGAGCTTCAAGAATCTGATTCTATAACAGGAGATAGGGAAGGTTTTCAGTACACTATTGATGGAGCTGTTAATGTTGTAAATTCAAAAGTGTCAATTGATTTTGGAGGAGATAATATAGATTTAGTTGAAGGAGCGCAAATTGGAATTGATTTTAATTACAATGGGTCTGTTTATAGTGGAGATCCATCATATCAAGATCAGAGTCAGCCAGAAAATGTTTTTGAATATAATTTTATATTTAATCTTCAAGAAGATTTTGGTAGCGTTCATGAAATGGCTACTAGCACATCTTTTATTAATGCTGTTAGTTCTTTTATACCTATAGCTAATAATACTTGTATCCCTATTTCAGGTGGGACAGAAACAGGTACATCTGTTACTGATCAGTTTATTTGTTCGGCAGTCGCTAAACAAAACTGGGAAAAAGTCGGTTTTGGAATAAGTGGAACACCACAGGGGTTTATTATTGAATCTTCTTTTGGAAGTGATGTAATTTCATTTATTGCGCCTGCATTAAAATTTGAAGAATATGACCAAACAGTACAGCCTCCAGCTCCATTAGGAAATTTTGCTTATGAATATATAAGCTGTGTTTCTGCAGAAGGTTTTTATGCATTAGATGGATCAAAGCAAAGTTTACACAGTAACAGAGATTATGAAGTAGGTGTTGTATATATGGATGAATATGGAAGAAGTAGTACTGCTTTAGTTGATACAGATAATACTATTTTTATTCCTTGCTTCAATTCAGTTGACAAAAACAATATCAGGGTTCAAATGAACAGCTACCCTCCTTATTGGGCTACAAAATATAAATTCGTAATTAAAGAGTCTAAGGGACTTTACAGAACAATATACAGCAATATATTCTTTAGAGAAGAAGAGACAGGAGACGCTTACTATTTGCTTCAGGGAGACAATAGGGACAAGGTAAAAGATAACGATGTGTTATACATCAAAGCAGATACAAATGGCCCTGTTTTAAATTGCGCTACAACAAAAGTTTTAGGTTTTGGATCTGAGGCTAAAGATTTTCTTTGTGAAAAAAATATTGACGGAGAAATTTTACCAGGCTCACAAGAATGTGGTCAACCAACAGGGACTTACATGTTAGTAAAACCTAATAATTTTGCAGCAAATAAGCCTCCAAACTCTAGAATAGAAGTGAGTAGTGGTGGAGGCAGCAGGGATAAACCTTTAGTTAATGTCTCATGCTCTCTTGAAGATGAAGATAATCCTGGGGAATATATTCCATGGACTGTGCCAGCAGGCTCTCTTATAGAGATAACTATTAATGCTACTAGATATAGTCGAGGTGGAGGTTGTGGAAGTAGATATTATGATTGGAGTAAAAAATTTGTAGCTTCAAATGATTATGATAGTTTATATGATTGGGTATTAGGGGATAATATTGATTTTACAAATGGAATTTCATCAGGTAGTGATGATGACGCTCAAAACAATCAAATTCAATATGATGATATAAAGATTTTTGAGGATCGATTAGCAACAACAGGTAATAGTTATGTAGGGTTTCAGCAAGCTACTCCAACATCCCCTTTAAGATTTTGCTATCAATCAGGTACTCCTAGATGTGGTGGTTTTAGACCAAGAAATTCTTATGCCTCTATTAATCTTCAAATAGAAAGAGCATCTACTTTAACTATTTTTGAAACTGAGCCATTAGATTCAAATGATGAATTGTATTATGAAAATGAACAGACGTTTGATATTGTAAATGGACTTCATTTATCAGGAAATTCAGATTTCGATCAAGATCAAACTCTTACAGATCCTGCTATTGTTGACTTAACTTTCTTTAATTGTTATACTTTTGGAAATGGAGCGGAAGACAACCATGTTTTATCTGGACTTACAAAACCATTTATACAACTTGGAGAAAAAGTAACATCTGTTTCAGAAGAGCAATATAAAGAAAGTCATAGATTTGCTGACGTAACTTATAGTGGGGTTTTTAATCAAGAAACTAACTTAAATAAGTTAAATCAATTTAATTTGGCCTTATCAAATTTTAAAACATTAGAAACATCATACGGACCTATTAGAAGAATGCATGCAAGACAGACTGACATCTTAACTCTTCAAGAAGATAAGATATCTTACTTGTTAGTAGGTAAGAACTTACTTTCTGATGCAGCAGCAGGTGGAGCTATAACATCTGTGCCTGAGGTTCTTGGTACTCAGTTAGCTAGAATAGAAGAATATGGAATAAGTAGTAATCCAGAGAGTTTTACTTCTTATGGTTATAACGTTTATTTTACCGACGCAAAAAGAAGTTCTGTAATAGAACTAAAAGGAGGATCTGCTAAAACAGACCAATTAAATGTAATATCTACAGTAGGGATGCGTTCTTGGTTTAGAGACTTGTTTACAACTTCTTTTGAAACTCAAAAACTAGGTGGATATGATCCATACATGAATGAATATGTTTTAAGCTCGAATACACAAATTATACCTCAGCCACCAGAAGAAAAAGAATGTGGATATGTGTTAACAGTAACAAATGGAGAAGAACCTTATACCTTAAACCTTGATTGTACTACTGTAATCGGTCAAATACCTTTTTTATATAATGTAACTGGTCAAGTAAATATAACTGCTGTATGGAATGGAACTGAAGTTATAAATCAAAACGTTTCAGGTGCAGGAACTGTTTCTTTTGTTAAAACACAAAACAGTCCTAGATATGTGGAAGTAACTACTACACCAATAGTAGTTTCTGACTATAATATTAATTTTGAATGTCCAATAGCTCCAGACGTAACAGTTAAAGAAATAGTTGTAAATTTTGAAGGAGACGAAGATTTAACTACAGATGTAAGATACAGGTGGACGCAAGGATCTTACTTAAGTCCTTACAGCACTAATTCTGTTATTTTAGAATCAGATGGAGTTTCTTTGTTTACAGAGTCAACAGGCCCTGCTTCTTTTGGGTCTTTACCTCCTGAAGGATCTACTGTTGTTATGCAGATTAGACAAAATGCAGGTCAAACCTATGAGTTTAACCCTAATTCAGGACAGCTAAAATATTTATCAACTAATACAAATTACGATGAAGTAGATATTAATGTATTACTTCCGTTATTAAATACAGCAACCCCAATTTCAGGAGGACCTACAAACTACGAAGCTCAATTTACTTATAACACAGCTAATGATTATTTATATTTAGTTTGGGACTTAAAAACCCCTACACCTATAGAGTTATGTTATGATGTTACTCCTTTAGATGTTTGCTGTGAATGTAATGAAGCACCGCCTCCACCAGTTTGCAATAGATATAAAAGTATACCTTATGATGGTACTTTACAAATTACATATATTGATTGTTTTGGCGACCAGAAAACTATATTTAAACAATGCAGCAGCGTAATTTGTCAAGGTGAAGAGTTTTGTGCTAGAGAAATAATATCAACAAATGAAACACTAAACGATTTAGGCACGTGTTAAATATTAAAATTAATTAAAAAAAATGAGTGTAGTAAATAAATTTATTGATTCTGAAAACTTCGCAACAGCAATATCTGTTTACGACGATGTTAGTTTATTGATTAAATCTCCAGATGGGTTCTATCAGTTTAACGGCATATATAGAGAGCAAGTAGGAGGATTTCTTTCACCTGAAGTAATATGCCCTACTTGTTCTTTGCCTTGTGGAAATGTTGCAGGAGAATCTTCAGATATTAGAGGTACTTTTTTAGCAGAGATAAGTGGAGGTACAGATGTTGGAGCTGTAGTTGTTTATTCTATTGTAGGAGGTATAATTCCTGATGGGATATTAAGCACATATAATGGACAGACATATAATCAGCTTACATATATAGGAAACACAGGAGGGCCAGTCGGACTTAACACTCCATCTGGTGAACCAACCTATTATGGGTCAAACCAAACTACGCCATCAACAACGCCGCCAATTCTTGTTTATAATATACAAACAGATGGAACATATGCTTCTTCTGGAACTTCTCAAGTTATTACAGTTAATTCTAATCAGCTTGATTTAAGGGGTGGTGGAACAAGGGTTTACACTCAGGTTATCCCTAAAAATATATCAAGTGCTACTGTTCTTAATATTGATTATTACGCTCCTGTTCAAGATACGTTTTTTTCTTTTCAAACAGACTGTCCTATAGAGTTAGATAGTTTTCTTGGTTCTACAGCTCAAGAAGATGACACATGTGCTGATGCCACATTAACTTATTATTTTGCACAAAATGCAACTGTTACCTCAATTCAACCAGCTGTCTTTGTGCCTGAAACACTTACTACTCCAGGGATAGGTAATTATGTTTATTTAGATAGTGGAGCAATAAACCCAGTCAACAATACAGCAACTAGTCAGTTTGTAATATTAGCAGACAGTACGTATATTGAAATACAGTATGGTATTGTTATATCTACAGGGACATGTACTCCAGCAGGACTTCCATGTGGAGGAACATTAAATGCAGGTGGAGGAACAGGGTCATTTACATTAGATGTTGACACAGGGTCTACAGCGACAGATATTGGAGCTATGGTTGTTTACTTTTGGCCTCAATCTGTTCCAGATGGTATACTAGTTACTTTTGACAACAGCACCTATAATGAATTATCCTCTCCTGTAGATGGATATAAGGCTGCACCAGCAGGCTTAGTTACTTACGTTGGGGATGGTAGTAATGCTTGTTATAATACTCTTGTTCCAAACAGCCCTTATAACGCAGCTCCATCTAATACACTTTTTGTTTACAACCCAGTTTCAGGCCAGTTCGTTCAAAATGGTACACGAAACTATACTGTTGTCGCTTCTCAATTGCAGCCAACACCAAATACATCACCAGGGTATTGCGCTATGGTTATTCCAAAACCTGCTTTACCAGTTAGTGGTAACAATCAAATGACGATAGATGTATATGGTCCTTGTGGAACATCTTGGAATTTAGATTTATCTTTAGCTTGCCCAGGTCAACTACCTAGTGTTCAGGCTAGTGCAAATCAAGGAGTAAATATTCAATGTCAACCAATTACACAGACAATATATTATAATTATAATTATGCTGATAGAGCAGGAACAATTAATCCTCCTCAGTTTGACCCTACTGTTAATAATTTTGTTTTTAGTGACCAGTTTGCAACTACTCCATTAACAGCAGGAAATTATACGGTAAATGGAATATCAAGTACTTTCATTATTACAGTAGACGCTAATGGTGTTATAACGTCTACACAAAGTTGTAGTTCACCTCCGCCGCCTGCCAACTCATGTAATAATAACTTCTCGGTACAAAACTCTGGTAACGGTTATTTTAGTGCAGATATTGGTGTAGGTGGAACTGTATCCGATATAGGTGCTATTGTTGTACATATGTACATGGGAGCTACTGCACCTGATGGTGTATTAGCTACATACGATGGTAATACTTACAATATATTAACATCTCAAAATAATAGTAATCAGTATCCTTTTGGAAGACGATTTAATTCTGGGACTGGAGACCCTACCTATGTAGGATTCCCTAACACATTTAGTGGTTCTCCTTACCAAAACGTAGCGGAATATGTGCTTCAGGGTGGTTCATATCAAGGTACTGGAAATACAAGAACCATAAGTATTATAGGTGCACAAAACGAGACTGATGGAGAGGATACATTTACCTTGGTAATACCAAAGCCGAATGACCTACCTAGTGATTTAACTATAGAATTTTTTGCTCCATTATTAAATACATTCTTTATATATGATGTGAGTTGTCCAACAGCACTACCATCCTTCAGCTCTTCGCCTGGACAAACTGGTGATTATTGCAACCAAGCTACTGAAACCTACTACTTTGCAAGAAATGCAACTTATAGTAGCTCTGGCTCTGGAGGATTTATTACTGATACTAATACTATACCACAAGTTGGTAACTTTGTATATGAGGACAGTAATGCTGTGACACCATTAAATGATAGTAGCACTCCTTTAAATTACATTGTTCCAGTCAATCAGAGTGCTTCAATTTTAATTCAAGTGCGATACGGAATGGTGATACTTGTTGGACCATGCCAAATAACTTAAAACATAAAAATGGAAAATTATACAGTAACATATAGTGAATCAGTAAAGGGATGGCCTTCTTTTTACAGCTACTTCCCTGATTTTATATTAGGAATGAATCAATATTTATATACGTTTAAAGGTGGTAACTTATATAGACATAATACCAATGAGAGACGTAACAACTATTATGGAGTTGATTATGACACAACCTTAACAGGTGTGTTTAACCAAGAACCAACTACTGTTAAAGTTTTTAAAACAATTGAATTAGAAAGTGACGATTCTTGGGATATAAGTTTAGTAACTGATTTGGGTGCAGGTTTCATGCCTCAGTCAGATTTTGTAAAAAAAGAAGGTAGCTTCTTTGCTTACATTAAAAGAATATCAGGTACAGAAAACTTAGCGTTAAGATCTACACAGGGAATAGGCAAATTGCTTTCTTCGACTGGTGCGTCCCCTGGTATAATTACTGTTGAATTCAGTATACCAACAGCTAGTATAATATCTATAGGTGATGAGTTAAACTTTAGCACTCTTATTTCTTCCCCTAATAATTTTAGCTCTCCTGTGTCCGTAGGCCCTATAACTTCAATTAGTAGCGACAGAAAAACATTAACTGTTGATGCGACTGATTTTCTACCTATTGGATCTACAATACCTAATAATGCATATATATTGGTACTAAAAGACCCTGTTGCTGAGTCTTATGGAGCTACAGGATATTATATGGAATTTAAGGTAACAAATGATAATACATCTGCTGTAGAACTATTTACTGTAGATTCTCAAGTATTCAAAAGTAATCCTTAGTTTTTTGTATCTTTGCGTAAATGAAATTTACTATAAGAGAATTAAATGAAAATGACTACGATACCATTTTAACTAAATGGTGGAAAGATTGGAGATGGACACCACCTCCAAAAGATTTTCTACCAAAAGACGGAAAGGGTGGTTTAGTGGTTTATGATGGAGAAATACCTGTTTGTGCAGGTTATATATATATAACTAACTCAAAAGTAGGGTGGTGTGATTGGATTATATCTAACTATGAGTATAATGATAGAACTGAAAGAAGAGAAGGTTTGTCTTTTTTAATTCAAGTTTTAACGGAAACATTAAAGCTTAATGGATGCAAATATTCTTATGCTTTATTAAAATCAGACTCTCTTATTGATGTTTACACAAAAAACGGATATATAAAAGGAGACAGTTATAACAAAGAAATGATAAAAATATTATAATATGGCAGCATTTACATCAATAGCAGCAGCAACAATAGCAGTAGGAGGTCAAGCAGCAAAAGGTTTTATGGCAAATAGCGCAGCTAAAGAGGCAGCAAGAGAAGCAGGTCGTCTCGAATTAAAGCAGGAACAATTACAGGAAGAGTCTGTTGCTAGACTAGAGCAAAACTTTTATGACGCAATAAGGGCTACTACTGACATTTACGACAAGCAACTTCAACTTTCAAACGTACAAGGCTCTCAGATATTAGAAGCTGCACAAGAAGGAGATCAAAGAGGTGTTGCTGCAACTGCAGGAAAAGTAAAACAAGTTCAGGATATTGGAACAGGGCAAATTGCTGATAAATTTGCTATGCAAAAATTAGATATTGATATGAAACGTGCAGCAGCATCTGAAATGGATGCCGCTAGAATTGCGGCTTTACAAGATGATAGGGCAGCAGCAGCAGGATTAGAGGCTAAAGCTAAAAGAAATGAGGCAAATCAATTAGACGCAGCAGCTACAAGTGCTTTTATCTCCGCAGGAACTTCTGCTTTATCCGCAGGTATAGGTGCTTTTGGAGGTGCAGAAGGAAATGCAGTTGCTGGACTTGGAGGCGGTAAAGAAGGGCAAGCAGAGTTTAACACTTTTAAAGAAGGTTTAGGCAGGGATCTTACAGGTAAAGAAATGAGGCAAATAGGTAGAGCAGGAACTTTAGAAGGTTTCGGAACTGAAGGATATGGTAAAACTTCATTTGGAGAAGGTCTTACTTCTGTTGGAGGCGCTCTTACTGATGCTCTTGGAGGTGTAAAATCAGCAGCTCAAAGTATAGCTGGATTTGGAAAACCTACAACATCGACAGGTTTAACTCCAGAACAGATAGCATTAATGACACCAGAACAGATACAACAAGCAATAGCTTCAGGACAAATTTCAAGTAATTAATTATTAAATTATGGGTAACGCATTACAGGGGACTATAGCGGCATTAGGAAAAGGTTTAATTGGAGGCAATCCACTTGAGTCAAAGTTTGCGGCTATAGACCAAGGAATAACAGATGTACAAACATGGAAGGCTAATATAGACCAGCAACGCCTTGACCTTAAAAAAACCATGGCAAAATCAGTGCGTGAAGCTGAGAAGTATGCTGCTGAAAACATGCCTAGTAATGATACGGCAGCAGCTGTAATGGTTAAAGCTTTGTCTAAATTTAAAGACGATGCATTATTAAGTGAGCAGCTTGTAAGAAATGGAAACGTTAATCCTGATGAAAATTTAATATTTCAAGAAAACGGAAAACAAACTTTTACAATTTTCTCTGATTTTGTTAATAAATTTGCAGATGAAATAGATATTACTGAAGAAAGGGCAAAAGGAAAATATATTACTAATGACAAAGGGGAACAGGTTTTTGTTAAACCCCAATCTGGTGAATTAGAAGCTATTAAGCAACAGATACAAACTCAAATAGGAACTTTATCTGGTATTGATATTAATTTTGATAATAAAGGCATGGGTTTAGTTGATTTCCATAAAATGGAAGTCGACACAAAGACTAATACTTTAGTTCCTAAATTAGATAAAGATGGTAAGCCTATTTATATAGATGGACAAAGTGGAATGAGTGTTTTAGCTCTTAAGCACAAAGCAAATACAAGAGCAGACAGGGTGTATATTACGGATCAAGTAGAAGAATTTGCTAATAGTGCAGTTGGTACTAATTATGAAATAATGTTTGATCAAGGATTAATGAAAGGAAACGTTATTGCTGATTCTAGAAACAATCCAGATTTAAAAGCATCAATTAATAATCAAGCAGCAGCTAACACAACAAATATAGAGCATGTAGCCAGTTTGTTTACTGGTGAAAACGGAATGGGAGGTAAGCTTGTTGCCTTTAATGATTGGGATCAATTGACTGATGCTCAAAAAAAGGAGACATTTACAGTTGATGTATTAGATGAAAATCTAGAGGAAAAATCAATTAGCGTTTCTAAATACGTTAGGGTTGCAGCTGCAAACTCAAATAATGCTATTGTTCCAGAAATGTCGAAAGAACAAATAGATGCTGTTGTAGGATATAATAGAAGAAGCTTAGTTTCAGGACTGCAAAGGAAAATAACAAAGGGAGATAAAAAATCTGAGTTCCAGAGAAGTGCTGCTTCAATTAAGTCAGGTGATGATGAAAAAGACTTCCAAGCCTCAGTAGATCTTATCGACCTTGCAGCTACAGGTGATGCCTCAAGTTTAAAGGCTTTAGTTGCTGAGAATCCAGATAAAATATCAGCTTATGATATTATAGGTGAAGGAGAGGATATGGAATTAGTGTTTATAGATGCTGATGGAAACAACATGGCCCCTATACCATTATCAGGTTTAGGTGTAGATGCAGGTAAGCAAATTGCGGCACAACTACAATTAAAAGCTCAAAGATATTTTGATAAATCTAAATTAAAGGGTACTAATAAAAAAGCAGGTGGTACAGAAAGTACGTATAAAACCGTAACAAAAGAGTATGGAGGCTTAGGTGCTTTTAATCTAGGAGTTTCAGAATCAGATGGTATAAAAAGAGCAGGTACTGCAGCTGAAGTTTTTGCTACTACAGTACAAAATAATCCTGACGAAGAAGAGGTTACTGGTATAGCAAATACTATAATCCAAAAAGCCATAAAAGAATATGATATTGACTCAAATATACAAGTAAGTCATGTAGATGAAGAATTTAGCCCTAATGACAGATATGTAATCACAGTAGATGGTGTAGATTACCAAAGCCCAGCGCAATCAAGCCGTAAAAATCACACATGGCTTCAAAGAAATATGGATAGAGTGTTAAGAGGAGAAGAGCCATCAGGTACAGCACCAGGTGGTGGTGGAAGTAAGAAAAAAGTAGATGCATTTGGAAATCCTATAAATTAAAAAATGGAAAAATTAAAAGCTCTTTACGAAAGTTATATAGAACAAGGATTATTAAGCAAAGAAACTAGCTTTGAGCAATTTTCTCAATCAGAACCTTCTATACAAGAAGCCTTATATAAGCAAGGTGTTGATGAAAAAATAATAAGTTCAGAAACTACTTTTGATATGTTTTCATCTGCTTGGGGTGAAAAAAAAAATCAAGTCGATACTCCTTCCACTTCAAACGAGGTCGTTACGGAATTCACTACAGAGACGGAAACAACTCCTGGATCTTCGGATGGTTTAGAAGTAGAAGTTGAAGAAGAATTCAATATAAACATTGACGCACCAAATAGAGAGGGTGTTCAATTAAATGACGATGGAAGTGTATCTACGCACAAAATGAAAACCGAAACTCTTGATGGAGAAAATTGGTTTTCTTTTCCTACAATATTTCAAAATGAAGACGGAGAGTTTATTGACATGTCTGAGCAAGCAGAATCAGATTGGAAACCTGTTTATGAAGAAGCTAAGAAAAGAGGAGAGGTTGCTGATTTTGGAACAGATAAAGAATCTGCATTCGCTTATGGCGAAGGTTCTTGGAAGGAAAGATATGATGCTAGAAAAAACAAAAATCTATTAAAAGATGACCTTAGTTCTTTGTTTGAAAAAGCAACAAACCCCAATAGAGAAAGAGGACAGGGAAGTATAACATTTACAAAAACTGACAGAGCTGTTGAAACTCAAGGCGAGTTTTTAGATTTAACTATAGACGAACAATTAAAGTTAAAAATAGAAGCTGACCCTAATATTCAAAAAGCATTAGCTATTGGATATGTAAAACAATCAGATATAAACTCCGCACTAAAAGGAAATAGAAAATCCATTGAAAAACTACAGGAAGTTTCTGTAAAGTCAATTAAAGATAATGCAGAAAAACTGCAACAGGAAAAGGAAAAAGAATATTCTCAATACTCTGATGTAAAAAACTTCAATTACACGCCTGAAGAAAAAGAAAAAAGAAATGCTATAATTAAAAAGGTAAAAGACTTTGATGCAGAAACAGCAAGGCTTATAGATTTGGCAGGCCCCAATGCAAGTGTTGAAAAGCTTCAATCTATATTTCAAAGAGAAGATGGAGCTTATACTAATGAAGAGTTTGAGATTTTTGAAAGCTCAGATTTTGAACCAACAGGGTTTGAAGATGATGCTTTAGGAAAAATGTATGACCAACAAACTTTAAAAAAGCTATCAGGTGATGATAATAAAATTGACATATCTGGATTTAATGGTTACCTAATAGAAAACGGATTTAAAGAAAGATATGCTAAGTTGTTGAAAGACGAAACAATATCTGAAGATGGAAGATATTACGACTATTCTGGAAACTATAATCCAACTTTAGCAGCTGAGAAATTAAAGTATGATTATCTAAAAAACTATTTAGCTGAAGTTGATTTACAAAATGTAAACAAACAAGTTCTTGAATACGAAATTAAGAATGATGGCAAGAACCCTTTTTTAAACGGTGATGTAGATAAAATAGATTTAAAACCTGCTATTGGTATAGATGAGCTTTCCAATTATATGGACGAAGAATTTCCTACTTTATCATTTGCAATAAAAAAACAAAAAGCCGAAACAAAAGAAAATTATCAAAGAGAATTGGAAGGTGGTTCAGGTGGTGCAAATACTCAATGGTTGCTCGATGCAGGATCTCAAGGGGGTCGTTCTGTAAATGATAGGATAAATAGTTTTTCTGATTGGACTTATGATTGGCTAGGCATGGAATCTGTTACTGATGAAATTCAAATGAATCAAGCTGAAACAGAACTTAACAGAGATGATATGCTTAGATATACCTATGCAAGTGGTAAAAGCGCTTTTGCAAATGGTAGAGAGTATATGATTGATGACAACGGAGAAATATATGATTTAGATTTAAAGATAAGAGTAAGCAGCGTATTAGAGCCTGAGCAAATAAAAGAAATAAGAAAACAAGTTCAGTTAAATGGAGTTGACGTAAGTAGTTTTAGTGGCACAGGGGCAGCAGTAACAACTGCAGGTGTAGCATCTGATATGCTACTTCAGATAGCTCTTACTAGAGGTGTTGGAATGGCAGGTCAAACTACAAGAGGAATTGCATTTGCATCTAAATATAAGCAAGGTAGACAAGTTGTTTCTTTGTTAGAAAAAATACCTATGAGAGCTACAACAGCATCAGCTATGATTGCTCAAGGTACTTTAATGGGTAGCTCACTTGCTTCACAAGTTAGAAAGTCAGCACTAGAAGCAGGTTTATCAAATGAAGAAGCAGATTTGTTAGCTTCTGAAGCAGGGACTCAGGGATATGCATTAGGGGTATTAACAGCTCCAATATCTACGCAGCGTGTTGCTATGGATAAGATATTTGGAACAAAAGTAAAACAAAAAATTGTTGAGAATACAGTAAACAGATATGCACAAGGTGCAGGAATTGAAGCATCTAGGTCTTATTTACGAAAAACATTAGATGGAGTTATAAGAAATGTTCCTGTCTATTTAACTGAAGGTGGAAAAGAGTTTTTTCAAGAAAATATTCAACAAGGCGCACAAGCCTATATTATTGGTTCAAACATAAACGAAGAAGCAGGTGAGCAAATAATGAAGGAGACTATTAGTTTAGATGACTTTGCTAACACTTCTATAATATCTTTAAGTGCAGGTATTTTAATGCCTGTTGCAGGGGATTTAAAAGCAAATACAACTAGGTCTTTTAGTATGACAGGACGAGGTGGTAGAGCTATTGACCAAATGAAATCCTTAGCTTTATTAGCTAGTAATGTAAAAAAAACACAATCACTTTTAGACTCACAAGTAAAGAGAGGTATTTATACTCAACAGCAAGCTGATAACTTAATGAGTGATGTTAAAATATTTAATGAAACCATTAATGGTTTACCATCAAATTTAAGTGCTGAAACATCTTTACAGGTGATGGGTGACTTAAATAAAATCAAGCAATTAGAAGCAGAGAAAAAAGTCTCTGAAGTTTTCTCACCTTATCTTGATGTTCAGATTCAGGATTTAAAAAACAATATAATTAAAAACAGCAACTTTGATTTTGTAAACAACAAATCAAAACAAAAGCTGATGGATGATGCAGGAAAAGAGTTAGTTTCTGAAAAAGAAGCTGCAGGTGAAAAAAACTATAAAATAAATAACAGCGAAATTAGAAGCAGAGCTGTACAGAACTTTAATAAGTTATCAATGGAAGAAAAGCAAGCCTTAGCTTTTCCTGTTGAAACATCTAATAAAGCTGCACTAGAAAAAGATAAGGAAAGTGAAACTAAAACAGACAAAGATGCCATTTCAAAGCCAAGCACAGAGAAGCAAGTGTTACCAGATGATGCAGGAAGCGAAACGGTTGGGACAGAAACCGAAGTGGGACTGCAACAAGTAGGAGAAGGAGAAGTTGGACAAGTCACTACCGACACGAAAGTCGAAGAAGGTGACACGCAAGCCGATACAACTAGCGACACGACTACGGAGGCAGATGTTGAGTTCTTAAAACCAAATACCCCTGATTCAGCAGGTAGATATGAAAACTATTCTTCTGACAAAGTAGAGGTTAATATTTCGGCTCAAAACGACCAAGGTCAACCTTCTACAGGAAAAAAGACTGATTATAGATTTGAGGTGAGAGTTAATACAAGTCAAGATGGTCAAATGACTAGAAGCAATGCTTTAACTAAAACCTTTAAAACATCCGCTGAGGCTAAAGCTTATGCAGAAAAGATTGCAGCAAATGATGTAGCTAAAACTAAGAAGACAGATGCTGAACAGGTAACAGAAACCACTTCTGAAACAGAAGTGATGAGTGTGAACAATGAACTCGAAAATAAGATTGAGTCATTTTCAAATAGAATAGCTGAAAGTGATTCTTCTACAGAATTATCTGAAGAAGCTCAACAATTTTATTCAGAAAATCAAGAAGCCATAGATAACAGAGTTTCTGAAATACGAAAAGAATCACCGAAAGATAAATCAAAAACAAGACGTTTAGCAACTAAAATTGCTAATGGAGACACCAATTATTCTAATGAGCAAATAGATTTATACGCTGCTAATGAAGCTGAGGTTAAGGCTGAGGTAGAAGCTATTGCTAAAACAAATA